TTAGTAGAAGGAGCAAGAGAAGATGCAAAATACTAGTGGAATTCACCCTAAGGGTCATAGAGTTTTAATACTCCCAGATCCAGTGGAAGAAGTAACACAAAGCGGTATTATTTTGTCAGTTGGTGAAAATAGAGATAGGGAAAGACTAGCACAACTAAAAGGTACTATTGTCGAATTAGGCAATACTGCATGGTTAGACCAACCAAGCCCATGGGCAAACGAAGGCGATCATGTAATCTTTGGTAAGTACTCTGGTTTAATCTATCAGGGTGCCGATGAAAAAGAATACCGTATCATTAATGATTTAGATGTTGTAGCAATAGTCGACTAGGAGAAAACATGTCAGAAGAAAACAAAGTAGTAGAACCTGTTCAAGAACCAGACCAACAACAAGTAAACGAAGTCTTAGAAAAAGAAGCTCGTGTATTTGGTTGGGTACCTAAAGAAGAATTTAGGGGTTCAGAAGATGATTGGGTAGATGCAGATACATTCGTAAAACGTGGTAAGGAGATTAATCCTATACTTCGTAAGAACAATGAACTTCTTATGAAGAGACTAGATGAAAAAGCTAGAGAGATTGATACCATTAAAAAGGATGTAGAAGAGTTTAAAAAGTTCCAAAAGGAATCTTTTGATAAAAAGAAAGTTGAACTTGAATCTGAAATCATAGCCTTAAAATCTCAAAAGAGAACAGCGATAGCTGAGGGTAACGGAGATCTAGTAGTAGACCTAGATGATCGTATTGACGAACTAAAAGAAGCACAGCGGGAAGCCAAAGCGGAGAGTAAAGCTCCACCGCCACAAGCAGAACCTACACCCGTAGCAATAGACCCTGAGATCTCAGCGTGGCTAGACCGTAACAAATGGTTTGGTCAAGATACAGAGTTAACAGAGATGTCTAATGCATTAGGTGCTAATGTAAGAAAGCAGTTCCCTCACCTATCAGGTCGTGAGTTTCTTGATAAGATAGATGAAAAGCTTGCTGACTACTTCCCTGAGAAGTTTATGAAAAAACCTAAGGTTAATTCTGTAGACAGTTCGGGTAGTGTAAGGTCTAGTGGTAGTAGCGGTAAAAAGTCTTATGACAACTTACCACCAGAAGCTAAAACAGCATGTGATCGATTCATTAAAAATGGATGGATTAAATCTAAACAAGAATATATTGACAGTTACGACTGGAATTAAGGAGAAAAACAATGGCTAAAGCATTAACAATTGAAGAGAAAAAAGAACAGGCACTTACTAGAAATACTAATGAACGTCCTACACGCGAGCGTGTTAGAAACGTATTTAATGGTACTCAAGCTAAGTTAACTGTTAACAATGAAATCCCTGGGTATAAACTGCACATCTTTAATGATGAGCCTGGTCGTATCCAAACCGCAATTGATGGAGGTTGGGAGTTTGTAGCTCCTGCTGAAGTGGGCGGTGTAAAAGATAGTGTTACATCTGGTAATACAGATTTAGGAGAAAAGGTAAGATACCTCGTTGGTACTAGTGAGAAAGGTGATGGACTTTATGCTTACTTGTTAAAGATTAAACAAGAATGGTGGGAAGAAGATCAAAAAGAATTAAATAAACGAAATGATCGTGTAGACGATGCAATCCGTGGTGGTGTAAATGTCAAAGATGGTACGTCCTCTGAAGGCTTCTATACTCCTAAGGGTGGTATTAACTACAAAACATAAACTTAATTTCTAAAAGGAAATAAAATGGCTAACGCAAATACCCCTCGTGGACTTAGCCCAGTAGGAACAATTACTGGTGCTGCGTACAACGAACAAGGTCGCCTCTACGCTATTGCTAACGACGGAACTAACACATATGCTATTGGCGATGTTGTTAAAGTTGCTGGTTCAAGCGATGCAAACGGTGTACCTTACGTAACAAAAGCGGCTACTACAGACACACCAGTTGGTGTTATTGTTGGTATCCGTGTATCAGATCCAGGTGTATCTCTTGTAGGTACTACATTAGCACTAAACACAATTTACTTACCACTTAACTCTGGTCTTCGCTATGTATTCGTAGTTGATGATCCAAGTGTTATTTTCCAAGTAACTGGTGATGCAACAGGTGTAGCGATTACTGATGTGTTCAAGAATGCTGGTTTAACTATTACAGCTAACCAAACTTCTTTAGCTCAGTCAGCTCCGCAATCATCAACAGTATTGAATGCTGCTTCATTCTTAGCTATTGCGTCTTCTGGCTCATTAGCTTTACCATTACAAATCATTGGCCTAGTTCAAGCAGTTAATAATGAAGCTGGTGCCTATGCTCAAGCTTTGGTAAAATGGAACAAGCATCAATTCCTCAACCCAGTTGGCACGGCTTAATAAGGAGAATATAACATGGCTGGTATTATAACAACCGCTTCACATCCAAAGGCCCTCTGGCCTGGGATCAAAGCATGGTGGGGTCAAGTCTATGACGAACATAAAGAAGAATATTCTGAATTGTTTGACAGTGACACATCCTCAATGAACTATGAAGAAGATGTTCAACTTACAGGTTTCGGTTTAGCTCCAGTTAAATCCGAAGGTGCTGGTGTTGCATACGATTCAGAAATTCAAGGTTTCACAACACGATACACTCACGTTGCTTACGCACTTGGTTATATCGTAACAAAAGAAGAGTTAGATGACAACTTGTATGAACAAGTCTCACGTCGTAGAGCTGCTGCATTAGCTATGTCTTTCCGTCAAACGAAAGAAAACGTTGGTGCTAACATCTACAACCGTGCATTTAACGGTACATACCTAGGTGGTGACGGTGTAGCACTTTGTGCAACAAATCACCCTAACACATCTGGTGGTACATTTGCTAACAAACCTACAGTTGACGCTGATCTTTCTGAAGCTTCTTTAGAAGATGCATTGACAGCAATTATGGGCTTCCAAAATGACCGTGGTCTCTTGATCAATGTTATGCCAAGAAGTTTAGTTGTTGCTCGTCAAAACTTCTGGAATGCTCATCGTATTCTTAAGTCAGCATATACACCATCAACAGCAAACAATGCAGTGAACGTTTTAGTAGCGACAAATGCTTTACCAGAAGGTATCGTAATGAACCACTACTTAACATCACCAAACGCATGGTTTGTTAGAACTAACATCCAAAACGGTCTCAAGTACTACTCACGTGTTGGTATTCAATTCGATCAAGACAATGATTTTGATACAATGAATGCTAAGGCTAAGGGTTACGAAAGATACTCATTTGGCTGGACAGACCCAAGAGCAATCTTCGGTGTTAATGGTCCTTAATAGGATCTAATTGAGATGTAGAGGGGACGAGATAAAGTTCCCTCTTATCTTTACTTAGGAGTTTATATGTCATATCCAATAGAAGAAAAAAAAGGGAAACGCCCCCCTGTAAAAAAAGGCAAATAATTTAGTGTTCTCTGATGACGCTTAGAGATAAGCGTTGTTAAAACATACAACGTCAAAGGAGATTTTTATGTCAAACCCAACAAGGTTTTCAAATGGTGTGTCTACAAATGATGCACAGTATTTAATGGGTAACTATCCGTTACCAAGTCCATTTACTTCAAGTGGTTCACGTTTAACAGGTGTTGCTCAGTACGCAAATGATTTTACAGAATCAGTTGCAGAATACACTGTAACAGGTTCTGCTTCAGCTATTGCTCTTGCAGACGGTAATGGTGGTATTGCAGTGTTAACCCCAGGTGGTACTACTACAGCTACAGCTGCTTATAAAACAACATCTAATGTTGCTTTTGTTGCAGGTAATGCAGTATGGTTCTCAACAAGAATTAAAGCTTCAGCAGTATCAGGTAATAAAGCTTTTTATGTAGGTTTAAGAAATGGTTCTGCTACAACAAACGGTTTATGGTTTGCTAAAGCTGCTGCTTCAACATCAATTAACTTAGTATCAACAGTAGCATCAACAGCTACTACTTTAGTAACAGGTGTTGCTACAGCCGCTGCTGATACATACCTTGAATTAGGTTTCTATTTTGATGGTCTTGATTTACTTGTATATAATAACAATCAACTTGTAGCTCGTGTTTCAGCTCCTGTGATTGGTACAAATATACCTAGTGTTAACTTAGGTCCTGTAATGCAAATTACTCCAACAGCTACTGATACATTAACAGTTGACTATATCTCTGCTTCTGTAGAAGTTACACGATAATAGGGGGCTAACATGGCTAATTCAGTCCAGATTCAAACACTAGTTGATAGTGAACGTAATCTAGTTGTTAAGTTAGTTGGTATTTTAGATACAAGTAACGTAAGTTTAGCTACATTAATTGACCCAGCACTTGTTGCTGCAGTTAATGCTTCAGGTTTAAACTCACAACAACCTACTAAAGTAGCAATTAAAAAAGTAACTTATGACGTAGAAGATGGCTTAGCTGTTAACCTTTATTGGGATGCCACAACAGATGTACCTATCTGGAGGTTTGTAGGTAGGGGATTTGTAATGGGAGAACACATTGGTTTCTTACAAAACAATGCTGGTGCAGGTGTGACTGGTAAAGTTTTATATGATACAGACGGTTATTCATCAGGCTCTTTGTCATTCAGTTTGTTAATTGAATGTATTAAGCAGTGGAGTTAATATGGAAGAGATCATAGGATTATTGTTCCATGCACGTACTATAGCGCATATAGAGCATTTAAAAACTAAGAGCTATGCTCAACACAAAGCTCTTGGTCATTTCTATGATGATGTTGTTGATCTAGCAGATAGTCTTGCAGAAGCATTCCAAGGGGATGAAGGTATTATGGCTGACATCCCTTTGTTTTCTAGTATGCCTACTGACACTATTGATAACTTCTTAGTTAAACAAGTTAATATGATTGAGAAATTAAGAGTATCAGCGTCTAGTAGAAAGTCTGTTCAAAACATCATTGATGAAGTAATTGCTTTATACTTAAGTACTATTTATAAACTTAGGAACTTATCATGATAGCTACCGATGCTAAAGTAAAACAAATGGAGATCTCTGCTATTATTACAAGAGCAGATGGAACTATTGAAAATCTTGGAACAATTCAATATTGGCACAAGAACCCTTTTAAACGTATTTTATGGAGAATTAAAAAATGGCTACACTATTAGTAAACTCAGGTAAAGCTGTAGTTACGAACCGTATCAAAGGCTCTGGAACTGAACCTTCCTATGTTGCTTGGGGTACAGGTGCTGGTACAACTGCTGCTGCTGATACTACTTTATTTACTGAAGTTGGTACTAGAGTTTTAGGTACATCAACACAAGTAACAACAACTACTACAAATGATACATATCAAGTTGTAGGTACACAAACTGCAGGAACAACATTAGCAATTACTAATGCTGGTTTATTTGATGCTTTATCATCAGGTAATCTATTTGTTAAAGGTGACTTTTCTACTATTAACCTTACATCAGGCGATAGTATTCAATTCACATTCAAAACACAATTTAGTTAAACTACAGATTGAGGATTGAGCAATGGCTCTTAATCAATCTGCAATAAATGTTAAACCAATAAATGGGGCTGAGGTTGTTCAATACGACCAAGCCCTGGATATTGTTTCAACAGTTAATGCCTCCTTTCTAAAAGGTGCTGCTACTTTAAAATCTATTTTAAGTAGTAGTCTTTCTACGATTGTAAGTTCTTATGTATTTCCTAAAGAGTTAATTGCAACAGCAGTTACTTCTTCAGTTAGCCTAGTAAGATCTATTGGTAAACTTATTGAGTATACCCTAGATAATAATGTTGAAATTCTTACTGCACAGGCTAGTTACTATTTAACTCTTACGTATAATAGTATAACTACTTCAACAATAGTAAAAGCTTTAACAAGAACATTAACAAGTTTAAGTACATCAATAGCTACAATACTTAAAGATGTTAATTATACTCTTACAGCAAGTGTCTCTTCAATAGTAAGTATTATTAACTCAGCTTTAAAACTAGTTATAGCTTCAGTCACTTCATTAGTAACCTTAGGAACTATTAAGGTACAATATGTGGTACTAACTGCTATTTCAACAGTTACAGCTAGTTTAGTAAAATCTATAGGAAAACTATTGACAATTTCAGTAAATTGTGGTATTATATTAGGTAAGCTTGTAAATAAAATTATTAGTTTAATATCTACAATTATTAGTACTTTAATAGTAAGTGCTATATCTTTCAAGAACATAGCTGCAGATAGACTTATGTATGCTGCTGTTAGATTCCGTAAAATATTTTATTAATAAGGATTTGTTTGCATGAGTTTATCATTTTCATATAAAGTTACTACAGAAAATGAACAGTTTACGTTTGACTACTCAACTGTTTTATCTTCTCCTGAAACAATCTCTTCAGCAACTTGTACAGTAGAAGTAGTATCTGGAACCGATCCTAATCCTAATAACATACTAGTAGGCACTCCTGCTATTAATGGTTATCAGGTAGCTCAACGTATTTACAATGGTTTAGATGGTGTTATCTATCGTCTTGAAATGACAGCAACTACTTCATTAGGAAACGTTTATGTTATTATAGCTGATTTACAAGTCTTATCACCAGCTAACGTCTAATCATGTCATACATAGCTAGATATGATAAGGGAGATTGGATAGCTTTATGTGATGTGTGTGGTCGCAAATATAAAGCATCAAACCTTAAAAAACGTTGGGATGGCCTTATGTGTTGTGACGACGATTGGGAAATTCGTCAACCACAAGACTTTGTAAGAGGTATAGCAGATACTCAGATAGCTCCTTGGTTAAGATCAGAGCCTTCTAATTCTTTTATACCATTTGCTTTTACACCACCCCCAGCACTTATTTCAGTATCAGAGACAGTAACACTTAGTATTGCAGTTATTAAAAAAGATTATACAAATATAAACTTAATTAATGGTTCTGTAATTAACTCAATAACTTTAGGATAATATTATGGCAGGATTAAATTTATTTACAAATAATGCTTCAACTACACTAGCCAGTAATGTGTTAATTGGAGCTACTTCTTTAACTGTAGCTACAGGGTATGGTTCTTTATTCCCAGCCTTAGCTGGTTCTGAATACTTCTATTGTACACTAACTAATGCTGCAGCAACTATTGTTGAGATTGTTAAGGTTACAGCTAGGGTATCAGACACATTTACTATTGTTCGTGGTCAAGATAATACCTCAGCACAAGCATGGAATGCTGGTGATAAAGTTGAACTACGTTTAACAGCTGCTGATCTTCAAAACTTCCCACAATTAGATTCTACAAATACATTTGCACAAGCACAAACATTTAGTGCTGGTCTTACTTCAACAGCAACACCTATTGGTGTAGCTTCTGGGGGTACTGGTTTAGGTACACTTACAGCTAATAATGTAATATTAGGTAATGGTGCATCTTCTCCAACCTTTGTAGCTCCTGGTTCAAATGGTAATGTTTTATCATCTAATGGTACTACTTGGGTAAGTACTGCTCCAGCAAGTGGTGCTAGATCAGGATCTACTTCTGTAACTTTAACTTCAGGATCTCCTACTCTTACATTAACAGCAGCAAGTACTCAACTACAAGTTATTTCAAGTTCAACAGGTAATGGTTCTATTGTACTACCTGATGCTACTACAATGACTAAAGGTGAAGCTTTCTTTGTTTTTTATAATACTTCATCTTTTCCAATTGCAGTTAAAGATAATGGTGGAACTACAAGAGAGTATTTACCAGTAAATTCTACTTATACTATTACATATCCTGCTACTGTTACTACAAAAATTCCAAATGCAGGGTCAGTGTCAAGGCTTGAACTTATTGATAATTCAACTGCAGCAGGTGTCTGGAGATTAGGTAATCCAATTAATGCAGCTTCTTTTAGTGATACTACACTATGGACAGGTACTTGGGATACTACTAAATTTAATGCTGGCTCTTATTCTAATTGGGGACTTATTAGAGTTAATGCAACAACAGCCTTAGCTGTTTATACAAGTAGCTCTAATACAAGACAAGTTTATGGTAGAGCTATTACCTTTGATGCAACAACTAAAACTGTAACTTATGGTTCTGTTGAAACTTTAATTTGGACACATCCTACAACAACATCTGCTTGGATTTCAGTTACTGGTAATACTGCTGGATACCCTTCTAACACATTCCCAAATGCAGCAACTAATGGTAGTGATCGTGGTATTATTATATTTAATACTGGCACTACTAATGGTCAATTTACAACATCACCTGTAGGTAGTTATACAGGTTATTGTGGTTTTGCAATTGTTTCTGGTGAAGCTTATTTCTCAACAGTAGATCAAGTTACTGGCGTTACTTCAACTGGTGGAACTGGTGGTGCTTATACTACATGGTATGGCAATCCTTATTATGCTGGAAGTGATAATGCTTTCCTAACTTATGCTATTGGTTATTCTAATGCTAACTCTGGTAGACTTAACGTGAAAAGTAATATGAGAGCCTACACTGTAGGAGTATCAGGTACAACAGTAACATTAACTGCAGGTACAGGTAATTCAGATATTACTGCTGCTGTTGATGTAACTTACTTTTTAACAAGTAGTCCAAAAGCTCATACTACAGCTGTAATGAGTGCTACTAACTTTAATGGTACCTACAATAGTACTTATGGTAACTATATTAGTTATAGCCCTTCTACAAACACTATTACTTCTGGAGCAAGATCACCTAATGTAATTTGGGGAACAGCAAGTCCTTATATCTCACCTGTCGCAAGTAATGATTATGGATACACCTACTTTACAACAACTTCTTGGGGTAATACTGCAGGAACTATTGTAGGGTATGGGCCAACTGCTTTTAATACTTCTAGTCAACAAACATTTACTATAGCTAATGGTGGTACAGCTACTGTTACAGGAACTAATCCTAATACTACAGTAACTTCTAAACCAGTAGAAACTTCAGTTTATACTACAAATACTAGTTTATATCAAGTACCAGCTACTGCTAGTGGAGGAGGTATTAGTAATGGACATGTTTTATTTAGTTCTACTAATGAAAAAATGTTAGGTGGTACTAACTTATGGGCATTTGATCCTTCTACTGCTACATTAAACCTTAACAATGCTAGTTATCTTGCAGCAGGAACTCAAATGTTTTTAGATGAGAACAATGTACTTGCTTATAGTTCTACACAATACCAATTTGTACCTTTTGCAAATCCATATATTGCATAACTATTAAGGAGTTTAAATGAAATACATTTTAACAAGTAATACTGATGGAACTATATATGGTCCTTATAATTCTATCGTTGAACAAACAGATGATTATTTAGCAAATGGTGATACCATACTAAGAAAAGAAATTACAGGACCTGCTACTATTTCTGAAGTTTCAGATGATTGGGTTGATCCTGCTTATATTGTTCAACAAAATTTAGCATTTAATAAAGAACAAAGTAGAAAAAGACAACTTGAATACACATTATACTCTGATCCAATCTATTTCTTATGGCAAAGAGGTCAAGCTACAGAACAAGAATGGTTAGATGAAATTGCATCAATTAAACTTCGTTATCCATACAAACCTGTATAATGGATCTATCTAAATTAACCAGTATGATGTTTCCTGTAATAGTCTCGGCTATTGCATGGTTACTTACATCAATGTCATCTATTCAAGCTGACTTAATTAGTATCAAGTCTAAAATGCCTAATCTTATTACAGAACAGGGTGTGCCGACTGACAGCCCAATATCAGCAGAACAAAGAGCTAGACTTAAAGAAGAACTAAGAACTCAGATGGGTGAACTCAACGTACGTATCCGTATTCTTGAAGAACACGATATGCAAAGAAAAGGTAAATAATGTTTAGTATCTTAAGTTCTATTCTAGGCTTTGCTACTGCTGGATTACCAAGTATCCTTGGCTTCTTCCAACAAAAGGGAGATCAATCGCATGAGCGTGAGATGGCTAGACTACAGAATGAACAGACTATGGCTATGGCCCAGGCTGGTTTTGTAGCACAAGAAAAGGTAGCTGCTATTGAATTAGAAGGTACCTATGCTGAAACTTTTGCACAAGAAAGACAGGCTCTTTATGAACA